GATGAAGCAGTACTAAATGAAACAACAGCACGATGGATTTGCAACAACGAACAACATACTATCAAGGAGATAAACTAATGTCAGAGACACTAACAAAGATAATCGTAGACTGCTCAACTGGTGTAGTGGCAGAAGTGCCATTGACTGGTGAAGAAATTGCACAGCGTGAGGCTGATGCAGCAGCATATGCTATTGAACAAGCAGAGCGTGAAGCAGCAGTTGCAGCAGAAGAAGCAGCCAAAGAATCTGCTAAGACTAAACTAGCAACTCTCGGTCTAACACCAGAAGAAATCGCAGCACTATCTAAGTAACGGAAGCGGGGACGCAATGGCTAAAGTAAATAAAGGGACAGTAGCACTAGGTTGGTGTGACAACGGCAATACTGATGGCAAGTTCACAGAGGGTATGGTTTCCATCGCCCTCCAGGCTCCTGCTAATGGTATTGAAATTACACACAGTATGCGAGTACAAGGTAACCAAATCGGAAGACAGCGCCAAGTACTCTTTGATTACTGGGCAGACCAGATTAAAACTGATTGGCTCTTATGGGTTGATTCAGACATCGTAATGGATATCCACGTACTTACTAAGGTATGGGATGCAGCAGACAAGATTGGTAAGCCAGTTGTAACTGGAACTTACTTTATCTCTAAGCAGAACGAAGGCACACTAGCCCAACCGTTTCCTGCACTGTTCCATAACATAGATGAGCACACCCTACGCCACGTACATCCACTGCCTGAGAATCAAGTAATACCAGTTGACTCAGCAGGTCTTGGCTTTACATTGATGCACAAGTCTGTAATCCCCGCACTGCGCGAGAAGTTCCCAGACCAGTCATTGTTTGCAGAGCAAGAAGGCATTGGCGATAAGTTTGTAGGAGAAGACATTGTATTCTTCCGCAAACTTAAAGAAGCAGGTATTCCGTTATACGCACACACGGGTGCGCTAGTACGACATATGAAACGATTCTCATTAGACGTAGATTACTACGGTCTCTACTGGAGTTGGCAAACATTAAAGAAGCAAATAGAGCAAGATAAACCTTAAGGAGTCTAAGTGGCTGGTCGTGATATTACCGAAGGTCGTCCAACGCGAGCCATCGCAACTGATATTGGTATCGTCTCTGACGGTGCAGTATGGCAGAACACCGACATCAACTACGATGTAGCAATTGGTGGACTCCCATTCATCTATGCTATTAGTGATGCACGACCATACATTAGACAGACAGCACCATTTCGTAAAGACCAGTTTGACAACCAGACAGAACCAGGCGAGCAATCTTTAACTGGATGGTGGATTCGTTCACAGTCTTCTTTCCATGGTGGTACAGGAATTACTTACTTTGACCCTCAGACATCTGACGAGTTTGGACACTACAGATTTGCGGATAGCAAAGGTGTAGATATCTTTACTGAGGGTGAAGTAACCATGCTTAATAATGTTGACGCAAATCACATTACTACTGGTCGAGTCCGTTCAAATGGGCAACCATTCCAGTCAGCCCGTTCTATTAAATTTGGCAGCACCGAAGGTGTATTACTCTGGGATGAATATGACGTGGATAAGATTGTTCCAGGTTCAGCACCTATTCACTTTATTGATTACATTTCTGGAACTGACACCGCAGTCTATGCCATCTGTGATGATGGTACCAACGCATTTTGGATTACCAATACTGCTACCAAAAAAACTGTGTACAAAAAAGCATTAACCTTAACTTCTACTGACGCTGACACTAAAATGTTTGACGAAATTGGTACAATTGCTAACGCAACAATGGAATACATCAAAGAGCGCATCGTTATGTGCGCTGACAACAAAGTGTATGAGTTCTCATCATCTGCAGTGGCTATGCCTACAGCCGTATATACCCACCCATCTACTGCACATGTATTTACATCTGTAGCAGCATCAGGTCCTGCTATCTATATTTCTGGATACAACGGTATTCAATCAACCATCTTGAAGTTTACACTATCTACTGCTGGAGTTATGCCCACTCTAACATCAGCAGTCGTGGCAGCAGAACTGCCAGTAGGTGAGATTGTCCATAAGATTTATTATTACCTAGGCACAATGCTTATTGGAACCAACAAGGGTATCCGCGCAGCACAGGTAAATGACCAAGATGGCTCACTCAAATACGGTCCCCTGTTTGTCAAAACTGACCAACCATGTTTTGACTTCGCAGCGCGTGACCGCTTTGTATGGTGCGCAACATCTGTAGATGGAGAGCCAGGAGTTGTTCGTATTGACCTTGGTACAGAGTTAGACACTCTTGTGTTTGCTTACGCTAATGATATTTACTATCCAGGAATAACAAACCATGTAACTACTAGTTGTGCTTTTGTTAATGGCACAGAGCAATTAGCATTTTCTACATCGGCTACTTCTGCAGGAACAATTGTTAATAAGGCATTGACTAGCAATGTGGCAACACTTACTACAAGTGCAGCCCATAACCTAGCGGTTAGCGATTCCATCTGGGTTGAAGGTGTCGATGCAACATTTAATGGTGAATTCACAGTAGCAACTGTGCCAACTACTACTACATTTACATACGCCAAGACAGCAAGCAATGTTGCATCCACAGCAGTTACTTCTGCTGCAGCAATTGTTGCTACCACTGGTGCTATCTATGTAGAGGATTTAACTGAGTTAACACCTACTGGTTACCTTACTACAGGTAACATCCGTTACAATACTCTTGAGAAGAAGAACTTCAAGCGTCTATTAGGACGCGGTAACTTTACTTATGGGTCTATGACTCTCAATACTGTTGATGAGGCTGGCACGGTATATGACGTAATCTCTTACGATGCATCAGTAGGTGCTCCAGAGGTAACAACATCATCTCCTTCTGCAGCACAAGAGTACCTGGCTTATAAGTTTATTATGTACCGAGATGGTACAGATGCAAGCAAAGGTCCACAGTTCAAGGGTTATCAGGCAAGGGCTACAATTGCTACTCCACGTCAGCGTGTAGTGCAGTTCCCAGTCTACTGCTACGATATTGAGACAGACCGATATAACGTACTTTTAGGATATGAAGGTAGAGCATTCGATAAGATTCGCCTACTTGAGGATATCGAAGGTACGGGGGACGTAGTAACATGGCAAGACTTAACAACTGGCGAATCTCGTCAGGCTGTTATTGAACAAGTAACGTTCACCCGTTTAACCCCACCAGACAAGCGTTTCGACGGCTTTGGTGGCGTCCTTCAAATCACTATCCGTACCGTATAACTCTTAGGAGCGCAATCAATGACCGCAGCAAATTGGGCTGGACTAATCGTATCTGTAATAGCAATTGTATCTGCATTTGCTGGTTCAGTAAGATGGTTAGTTAAGCATTACCTTTATGAATTGAAACCCAACTCAGGTGCAAGCCTAAAGGATTCGGTCATACGACTTGAAGAAAAGGTAGAAATCCTCTACCAGATGATGCTACAACGAGGGAAGAATGAATGAAACCTGTAGTCAAGAAAGCCACACCTGCTGCAATTGCTGTTCTACGTCAAGCGACGGCATTAAAACCGCTACGCAAGAAGATAAGCGATGGTTTACTCCCTTCTGCTGCCCACCAAAATCAGAATCCTGATTCAGACCACAACACAGGATACGCAGTAGACTTAACGCATGACCCAAAGAACGGCATTGACTGCGTAGAAATCTTCCAGAAGTTAAAGGAAGATGAACGAGTTAAGTATTTAATTTTCCAGGGTAAAATCTGGTCACGTGAGCGTTCAAAAGAAGGTGACCGTGAGTACAATGGTTCTAACAAGCACAACAAGCATCTTCATGTTTCTATCAATGAAGACAAGGGACGGGACACTAGCCCTTGGTTCTGGTGGATGAATGCACCTAAGCCTATCAATCAGGTAGTTGCATCTTTATCCACTTTGCCAGCCAAGAAGGCTTACAAAACCCAAGTTTGTACCTGTTGCAAGTTGCACGGTGCAAAGTAGTAACCTACCCCTAGGAGTATACACATGGAACAATTCAAGCAAATCGCACTATCATGGTTTCGTGCAGCAGCAGCCGCTGCCGTAGCACTATACCTTGCTGGTGAGACAGACCTAAAGACACTATCAATGGCAGCCCTTGCTGGTGCTGCTGGTCCTATCCTCAAGTGGCTAGATTCATCTGCTACAGAGTTCGGACGTAGCGCTCAAGAATAGCCATTAAACGCCTTAGAAGGCTGTTTTAAGACAAGAAACCCCCCTACCTTAGTGATTATACTAGGGTAAGGGGGTCTTTTGTCATTTCTAAAGGGTTACGGTTGGATTTCTTCCTCTAGTTCTTCCAAGAATTTCTCGTACTGACGACCATTGATTCGAGCCTTTATCTCATAATAAAATGCCTCAAGGACGTAGAATACCGTGATACCAGTGAGTGAGGCTAATGCTACTTCAAAAAAATTTGACATAGTACTCCTTAGATATTATAGTTTATATACTATATATAAGGCCGAAGGCCTTTATATATTTTCTTTATATATCAATTATACAGATAAATTTCCAATTGTCAACTATTTAAACAATTGACACCTAGGGGTGTCTATGCCTATAATAGAACCATGTCAATCAAACTAGAAGAATATACTCTACCAGAGCACATATCGTACTCTGCATTCACCACCTACCTAACGTGTGGGTATCAATACTACCTCGGCAGACTCCTCAACAAGGAAGAAGCCCCATCCGTCTGGTCTGTTGGCGGTTCAGCGTTCCACTTAGCGTGTGAAAACTACGATAAGGAGAACATGTGAGCACTCAACAACTATGGGACCAAGCATGGCTTGAGTCCAAAGGTGACACCGACTTAACCAATGCTCGCGTTGGTGGTCGTGCTACTAAGGCTAACCCTAACAAGGAAGACGTCAACTTCTGGCAAAACCAAGGCCCTAAGTGGGTCGAGGCTTACATCGCATGGCGCAAGACTAACGCTCACTGGAAAATCTGGACAGCACCAGATGGCAACCCAGGAATCGAACTTGCCCTAACTCCCGTCGTCAAAGACGTGGCAGTTAAAATGATTATCGACCGTGTGTTCGAGGTCAATGGCGAACTTGTCATTGTCGACTTAAAGACATCACAGAACACACCTACCAGCAGTCTACAACTTGGGTTCTACAAACTAGGTCTTGAACAACAGTTTGGGATTGAAATCAAATGGGGAACCTACTACATGTCTCGCGGTAATAACATCTCTGAGATGGTGGACCTATCCGAGTACACCTACGAGAAGATGGAATACCTCATAGAAACATTTGACAAAGCCCGTAAGGCTGCGATATTCTTGCCCAACACAAACAGTTGTCAGTACATGTGTGGACTCACAGAGTACTGCCAATTCTCGATTAAGAAGGATAAATAAATGGCCGAAGACTGGAAGTTACAAGTATCATATAAGACCCCTGCTGGGGATATGATTAACATTCGTGCTCATACTAACGATGAACTAAGTGTTCTACTCGAAGGTATTGGCGATTATTCAACTCAGATTGCTGCAGTTCAGCGTTTGGTAGTCGGTGCGTATGGGGTAGCCCCTTTAGCGACATCGCCTTCAACTCAAGGCACAATGCAATCCACCTCCTCCGCTCCACCCCAGGCTCAGGCTCCGTCCGCTACGGCTCCAGCAACCCCCGTACAGGGTGGACCGACGTGCCAACACGGGCCTCGCAAGTACAAGTCGGGAATCTCCAGCAAGACGGGGAATCCATACGCGATGTGGGTCTGTCCGATGCCTCAGGGCGCGGACCAATGCAAGCCAGTCAACTAATACCAGAACAATTTCCATTTTAAATTAACTAGGAAGAGAGCCGATGAGAACACTAGTACGTTCAGTAGGTCGTGCCTCTATCGGAGGGGAACCTCTTCCTAGTTCTTTTAAAGCATTTGAAGCGAACAAGATTATCATTCGTCGTTCAGAAGTTTCTATGTTTGCAGGCGCACCAGGAGCAGGAAAATCTACCCTAGCCTTAGCGCTTGCACTCAAAACTAACGTACCAACCTTGTATATATCTGCAGATACCAACGCACATACAATGGCTATGCGTTTAGCATCTATGATTTCTGGCAAGAGCCAGTCAGATGTAGAGCGGAAACTTAATACTGATGTTGGTTGGACTAAGGCAGTCCTCCAAAAAGGAAATCATATAGTCTGGTCATTCGAATCATCACCCACGCTAGAAGATATCGATGAGGAAGTCCAAGCATTTGAAGAGTTGTGGGGTTGCCCCCCGCACTTGATTATCTTGGACAACCTCATGGATGTAGCCACCGACGGTGGCGAGGAGTTCGCATCTATGCGAGCAATTATGAAGGAGTTGAAGTTCCTTGCGAGAGATACTAATGCAGCGATTGTTGTACTACATCAC